TATTCTCCATGCTCATCAAAACAATCATGGTAGTTCTCTGGTAATTTTTCATCATGTTTTTTCATCAATTCAAACCACTCATGGTCTGTGTAGTCTATTCTAAAATACTGTTTCATTATCTGCTCCCTTCTTTAATTCGTTAGGTTTTAGCATTAATAGTCTTTTCCTTTTCCGACGATAAAGACATCAGAACCCTTTCCCCACTGACTCTCTATAGGAGAGTCAACAAGGTCGTTAAAATCATATTTATGCGAAAAATAATCTGATTTTCCATCTTCGTCGGTTATGTTATGTCTTGACCAAGTTAATTCATATCCATAGAATTTATCCACCAAATCTTTGTGGAATGGCAAAGCATGGTGGAGCGCAACTCTTTGCCCTTGTTCATTTACTATCGTCCAATGGCTTGTCATGTAAGTTACAGAGTTTTCAAGATAGAACTCGTCGGCATCTATATCCCAAATATCACATTTTTGGATATTGATTATTGTATCCATATCACTAACATAATTCCCCTCATAATTATGGCTATCTAGGTGATTTTCTAGCAAAATATTTGCTAGGTTATAAAGAGCCGTTCCTTGCTTGATATGATACCTCTCACTATCAGCAACGTAGATAACGTCCTTTTTTAGCCTATCTCTCGTTCTTTTATCCTCGGCAAAAGTAGTTAATATCACATCTTTGCCCTCGCATAGATTAAATGCCAACTGAATATGGCATGGTAATTTCTCATCCAATAGGATGAATGGTAGTTTAGTTGATTTCAATTTTTGAATCTCGTTCATTTGCTCCTCTCTTGCTTTTAATAATTCTAGCATTTTCACTTATAGTTCAATGCTAGAATTATTATTGGTTCGTATCTCTTGTTGGTTTGCTATATCCCATATAGCAAGTTCATTATTGTCATTAGCAAGGCTAATGGCTCTTTTTACATCATCTACAATCTGTATTCTGTCAATATACAGTTTCCCTTCGTCCATCCAAAAACCTACGTTTTCAATATAGTGTTTTTCCACTATATGCCATATTTCTTGCTTACCATTGACAGTAATTGTCTCAATATTACCACATCCTACGACAAATCCACTGTTCCCTTGGAACAGTTCCCATCCCTGAATAGTGGCTCCATTCGTGTCGATAATGCACTTTGTTATTTGGTCGATTATACCCATTTGGGTGTTTACTCCATTTCGACGGCTATGGTTTTTATTCTTGCTAGAGTGTTCTATGCCGTCACTATAGGACATGCTAGCATTTTTGGGTGTCCTAGGGTGTTTTACTCCCTAGGGTGTTCTCCCTTACGCGTTCCTAGAGATTGCTCTAGGGTGGTCTATTCCCGAAGGGAATAAGGCGCATTGAACCCTAGGTAGGACTCGAACCTACCTATCCCGAAGGGATAGACCATCTAGGGTTTCGTTGTGTATCTCGTCGGCTACAGTCTACGCGTTGAGATGTTCCCAACGCGTGATTCCGTCGCTACTCTCGTCGATAGTAAAGCCGTTAGACAGCGCGGTTTTCATCGCGTGGTCTTGCGCGTTCGGTACGTCGGACTCTTCACGACGTTGGAGTTCGTCCTCGAAGTCGTAGACGGCGGGTGTAATTACCGCGCGGTCTTGCGCACGGAACTCTTCCTCTTCCCAAATTTCCTCTTCGCGACTCTTCGCGGACGCGAGGAATTTTGCTAGCTCGGGCTGACGGAAGTCCTCTTCGTACACGAGAAGAGCAAGCTCTTCTTCATGCGTAGGAATATCTACGCGTTCGGTGCTAGCTTGGGTGTTTACGTCGTTTCGGTTAACAACTTCGTTGTTAGGTGTGTATATTGTTATACTCATGGTTCTTCTCCTTCGCGAAGGGTGTCCTTCGCGTGTATTATACGCACGTGCTATGCGTATGCATTCAAAACCTTCGACACAGTGCCGTCGGCAGAACTCAAATTTAGCCACAAAATAACGCCAAACCTAGTTAAATCGCTATTATCGACGGCAATAGGAGATAAAACGAGGCAAAAAAGATAAGGTACGTCTACGCGTAGAGAGACTGTCAACGCGAAACGCGTACTCAACGAAATCGAGCAGAGCCGAACGCGTACATAGGGGGGTGTGCATACGTAGAGTGCATCCCATCCATTTTTTGCACAATTTTTTACTTTAAAGGGTGTTTACATCACTGTTTATTCAATACTTAATTCTTTATAACCTCACATATTGTTATACTTAAATAGCCAAGCTATAGCTTTGCCATTTTTTTAAAATGGCTTTGCTATGGCAATGCCATGCATATAGAAGTAGAAGTAGAAGTATATATACTATATACCTTAGGTTTAAAAAACCTTAGGTTAACTACTCAACCTTTTTTCTTTTAACTATGATTCGATTATGATTATATTTGTTGCGGGGCTTGAAATTATTTTTTTAACCAATTCAGGAGTAAAAATGCCGTACGAACAAAAAGATGACACATTTTCAATATTTGAGAATGAGAAGAAGAACGAAAAACAACCAGATTATACAGGACAAGGTAAGATAGGCGGTAGGGAAGTTAAAATAGCAGGCTGGAAAAAGGTTGGGCAATCTGGCAAGCAATATATTTCGTTTAAAGTTGAAGATAAGGTCAGTAATCCATTCTAAATGCCACCTCGCGTAACATGCCCTCAATAAAAAATTTACAAGAACGTATTAAATGGCTAGAGCATGGTCTTCAAACAATAGCCTCAACAACCACAGATGAATTATCAAAAGAAAGGGCTATAGCATTTTTAGATGGAGAGCCTACAACAGCAGATGAATTTAATGGGGATTGTATGATTACTTATGTAGATGATAGAGAAAATAATGAATTGTTGGAATTGTAAGTATCAACAATTAGGTGGAATGACATTTTTGGGGTTTTGTAAATATTTTGATAAATTAGGCAAGGAAAAAGAACATATTCCTTCAAATGTTGTTGATAAGGGTTGTAGGTTCTTTGAAATGAAAGATGAAAGTAGAAGATAAAAACAAGGTACCATTTTAATTATGAAAAGACTAAGAACAGCAGCGTGGAGACGTAAAGAAGGTAAAAACCCTAAAGGTGGCTTAAACGCTAAAGGTCGTGCGAGTTACAAAGCGGAAACTGGCGGAACGTTAAAAGCGCCCGTTCCAAAAGGAACAAATCCAAGGCGAGTATCGTTCGCTGCAAGATTTGCTGGAATGAAAGGACCTATGAAAGATTCAAAAGGAAGACCTACTAGAAAAGCTTTGGCTTTAAAAAAATGGGGATTTGGTTCTGTTGAGGCTGCGCGCAATTTTGCAAACAAGAATAAAAAATCATAAGGAGTATATTATGCCAAGAGGTAAAGGTACATATGGTAAGAAAGTTGGAAGACCTCCAATGAAAAAAACCAGAACTGTAAAAAAGAAGAAAAAGTAATGGCTAAACCCGGATTATACGCAAATATCCATGCTAAGCGAAAAAGAATAAAAGCTGGCAGTGGTGAAAAAATGAGAAAAGTAGGTTCTAAGGGTGCGCCTTCAAAACAGGATTTTATAGAATCTGCAAAAACTGCAAAAAAACCAAAAAGGTTACGCGCTAGAAAACTTAAAAAGTAATGCGAGTTGAATGTAGAGGTAAAACATTTGATGTTTATACCAAAGAAGAATCGAAAGGTCTAAATATAACACCTGTAGATGACTGGAGAAAAGCTGAGGTAGGAGATTGGATACAGACGCAAGATGGAAAAGTTATACAGGTTATTGGCAGACGTACAGAAAATCACGCAAATTCTAAAAAACCTTATATTTTCATCCGTACTGGTTACGGAGAATGCGGTGTTCATAAGAAACATGTTTATGCTCAAGAACAACCAAATTATTATCGTGATAAATACTATTTTGGAAAAGATTTAGTAAAAAATGTACGACCTACCGCAAAACAAAGAACATTTGTAGACGCTTTATTCCTACATGGGAAAACAGATAAGCTGGGCATGTGGGATTCAGAATCTATAATACTTGCCTATCAATCAATATACAAAGACAATAACCCCGAACAAGCACTTAGGCGAGGTATGGGGATACTTAAAAGAAAACATATTAGGGAATATATTGCTATGAATATGAGAGATAAATTAGCCGCAATGGGAATGGACGATGATTACGTTGCAAATCAATACAAAAATATGATTGAAGATATTGAAACACCACCTGCGACAAAACTTAATGCTTTAAATAGAGTAAGTGACATGCTTGGACATTTGACCAAAGAGAAAAAAGAAGAACAGATTGAAGGCGTATTTGCTTTATCAGATGGTGATATAAAAAAATTGTCATCTGTACGCAAAACCATTGCAGAGACCACATATGGCGCAAAAAACGATAAAAACGAAGAAGTTCACACATCAGCAACAGTCCAAGAGTGAAGATATAGATGTATCTCAACCGGGATTGATTCATATAGATAATGAACCTTATTTTGTTGATGGAGTAGTAGCTAAATTTATTTTAGAATTACTTGATGAGGTTGATTTATATAAACAACAACTAGATATGTTAGAAAGTTATATTGGGGAATATGGGAAAAGCTGAAAATAAACAAAAAATGCTTGAAGCTATGTATCTTGATATATTTACATTTGCTGATATTTTATTTGGAGACCCTGATAATTCTATGCATTATCATTGTAGGTCAAAGTCGCCAGATTTTCATAAAGAAATAGCAAAAACGCTAATAGATATGAATGGTGGGGACAAATTAGCTGTTGTTGCTCCAAGAGACCACGCAAAATCGACCTTTATCAATTTAATTTATCCATTACATCGTATTTTGTTTGGAGAAGAGCGCTTTTTATTGCTTATTTCTGAATCTGAAATGCAATCTAAGTACAATTTAGAAGCAATAGGCAATGAAATTGAGTTCAATCCTAAGATAAAATATTTTTTTGGCGATAGAAAAGGCGCTATTTGGGGAAAAGAAGAAAAAGAAGTTATTGGCGGGTTTGATGAATACGGCAAACCAAATGTTATGTGTAAATGCCTTATTAGAGGTACTGGTCAAAAGGTTCGTGGATTAAAATATGGAGCATATCGCCCAACTTTAACAATAATTGACGATGGAGAGGGAGAATCAAACAGCACTACCCCTACAGCTCGAGATAAATTTAGAAGATGGCTAAACGCAGCAGTTATACCGGGTTCTGGCGATGCAAAGCTTGTATTTATCGGTACTATTGTAGATACAGATGCTTATTTGAATAGAATTGCTGGTCCTCTTGCTTATGATAAAGAGGGAAATTATAAGGTCAAGGGTTGGAGGTCGTTATTTTTTCAAGCAGTACCGCAAGACCTACCTAAAGGTAAATTTGCTACTTCTGGAAATGAATTTACAGATAAAAAAGGCAATGTTAAAGTTTTATGGGAAGATAGAAGACCATATTCATGGTTGATGGGGGAAAAAGAAAGATTAAAATCAGAAGGTGATATAGCATATTTTTATCAAGAATATCAAAACATTCCAGTAGATGATAGTTTTCGTATATTTAAACAAAAAGATATGCGATATTGGGAAGGTAGGTACATGTATGAAGATGAGCAAAGCTTTATTATGCGAACAGATGAGGGTCGGAGAGTTAAATTACCTGTAAATATATTTATAGGCGTTGACCCTGCGTCAAGTGAGAATGTAAAAGCAGATTATACGGTTATAATGGTTATAGCAGTAGATAAAGAATATAATATATATGTTCTTGATTATTTTCGCGGTCAAGTAGCTCCTATGGACGGTGCTGATAAATTATTTGAGCTAGCAGACATGTATCATCCAAGAGATATTAAAATTGAAGAAACAGGTCATGTAATGCTAGCAGACTATGTACGAAGACATTCAAAAGAAACTGGAAGGTTTTATAATATAAACACAAGAAAAGCTATTAAAGCAAAATATTATCGAATAAAGCAAATGCAACCTCATTTTGCATCTCATTCTGTATTTTTAAAAGAAACACATGAAGAGCTAGAAACAGAGCTTTTAAACTTTAAAGAGCATGGAACTTTTAAAAAAGATACATTAGATGCACTTCGTTGGGCAATAGATGATATATGGGCGCCTGATGTTGAGCAAAATGAAAAAGGAGAATGGTTAGCACCACCACCAATTACAGAGGTAGATTGGGAAACGGGTCAAATGTTCAGTGCAGTAGATTTTGTTGAAGCGTAGTGGGAAATTTTGACATTGACCTAGATTTTGGTCAGATATACGAAGAAAAAGTAAGAAAACTATTTGAAGGTGAAGGCTCTATTGAGGTCAAGACCGAAAGAGATATATGGGCTGACACTGGAAATATAGCGATTGAAATAAGGTCAAGGGGAAAGCCTTCTGGTATTTCAACTACAGATGCAAAATGGTGGATACAGGTTTTTACTATTGAAGGTGATGTAAAGTTTATGCTTATTTTTCGAGTTGATAAACTTCGTAAGGCAGTTAAGTATATGTATTTAAACGACTTAGCGCACATGGTAAAAGGTGGCGATGACAATACATCTGAATTATTATTAGTGCCAATATCTACTTTAATTTTATTAAATAAAAAATTTTGATTATTGTATAACTGTTTTGTAAGATTATTATGTAACATATGTTAAACTTACGTCAGCTTGAAACTAAAAAGATTTCGGCAGAAGAGGTAAGAGCAGACTATCTGCATTTTGAAAGCTCTTCTAGCGAATACCGCTATCAAATGGCGGAAGACCATGAGTTTTATCTCGGTTCACAACTGACAAAGGCACAAAAGAATTACTTGCTCAGTGTGGGGCAACCCCCCGAAGCTAACAATAAAATACGTCCCGCTGTAGAGCAGGTATTAGCGAATATCGCCGCATCTGCTCCTGAATGGGATGTTCACGCTGTGGGCAAGACCGATAATGATGCGGCGTTCGTTTTTGACCAATTACTTGATAAGATTTGGTACGAATCGGACGCCGATGTTCATTTTAGACAGGCATGTAAAGATTTTATTGTCAAAGGTTTAGCTTATATGTATATATATCCCGATTGGCAGGGGGATAGTGGTCTCGGTACTATAAAAGTAAAAAGAATGCCACCTGAATCTATTTTTGTAGACCCTAATAGCTCTATGCCAGACTTTTCAGATGCTAGCGCTATTATATATTCAGATTTACATACAAAAGAACATCTTAAAATACTTTTTCCTCAATACGCAAAAGAAATTGATGATGCCGAAGAAAATCACCAAAGAAATGAAATGGAAAGTGGAAAGTATTCAAGAGACCATATAGAAACAAGAGGAAGCCATGACCTTGACCATCAAAGTAGGGTAAGAAAATATTGTTATTTTGTAAAAGTAAATATTCCACATGCTTTAATACTTGATACTAATACTGGAAAAAATCAATTATACACAAAAGATGAATATAAAGAGCTTATTTCAGATAATAAATATGAAGATTTTTTAAAAGAAGGGGTAATTACAGAGCAATTAGCGTATCAGACAAGAATTAGGGAAGTGTTTGTTGTTGGTGATACGGTCCTGTATGATGAGATACTCCCCATCTCTGAGTATCCTATTGCTGTCGCATGTAATGAGCATGCTGGCAATCCATTCCCGAGTGGAGACGTTAGGCATGCCAAGACACCTCAGCGTATGCTGAACAGGACCGAAGCTTTAATTATTTCACATACAAATGCTACAACAAATTTTAAACTTTTATACGAAGATGGGGCTATAGATGCTAGCGAAATACAAAAATGGCACATACCAAACGCTATAATACGGGCTAATCCGGGTGCATTAGCAACAGGAAAAATCAAAGAATTTGCCCCGCCAGCAGTATCTTCAAGTCTTTATGCTGAAAAAGGAAGATATGAAGTAGATATTGAAACAGTTTTTGGAGCATATAAATTTTTACAAGGGAATGCACAAGGTGCGCCCGGAACTGTTGGAGAAGCGCAAATCATGGACGAATCTTCTTCGAGAAAACAAAACTGGAAAATTCTTCCTATATATGACATGCTAACAAGAACAGCCAAGGTTGTTACTCAATGGATGCCTAGCGTTTATGACCAACAAAGAACTTTGAGGATTGTAAGTCCGGTTGGCGACGAAAATGAAGTTAATTTAAATATACCCGTTATTGACGATAAAACAGGTGCGGTTAAAAAATTATATGATATGCAAACATCGCAATTTGATGTAAGAGTAGTAGTTGGTTCTACTCGTAGTAAGTCTCCAATGGCTGAATTACAAAAAGATTTAACTCTCTTAAATGCAGGTATTTATGATAAAACGCAAGTAATCATGAATATGAAAGGTGATATAGACAAAGCATCACTAATGCAAAGAATGGGAGAAATAGCAAATTTACAGGCGCAGTTGCAACAAGCGCAGGAAGAACTCAAGAGAATGCAGGGAGACCTGCAAACTAGAGAGCGTGAAGTATTCCATGCAAATATGAGGGCTGAAATAAGTGAAGCTACCAAACCAGTTTCTGAAGCGGTAAGCAACATTAAGTCCAATGCAAAGCTGGAACAAGCACGACAAAGAGACAAGACTCGCATGGTCGGCGAGGAATTGTCTATTGCAAAACAAACGATTAACTCAGAACCTAAAGCTCCGCAAGCATAGCGGATAACTTAAAAGGAGCATCGTATGACAAATGAAGACCAGAAAAACCAGAATGAAGAAATGAACGAAGATAACCTTATGGCTGAACTCGATGAGTTTAACGAAGGCTCTTCTCCAGAAGCTGAACAGGAAGAGGTAGTTGAGACCCAACAAAATTCTCCAGAAGCTGAGGAAGTTCAAGATGTTCAATCTGATGAGAAAGTCGATGAAGAGCAACCCAATGAAGAATCTAAGGTTGAGCAATGGCTTATCGAGAATAAATTCGCAAATGATGAGGAAGGAAAAAAAGCGTTAGCAGATGCCTATAAGCAACTTCAATCAAAGTCTGATAAAGAACGTAATGAGTGGAGTGGTGAAAAGCAAAAGTATGAAAAATTAGCGCAATTAGATGATTTTCTCTCAAATAATCCTGATGTGGTTCAAAAACTGACAGAATCAGTTCAAGAAAAACAAAAAGATTTGAATGCTCCGCCAGTTAAGCCGGATGATTACGATATTCTTGATGAAAGCATTGAAAACTCTAGCTCCGCAAATTGGAGAGCAGAGCATGATAAGTGGCTTATTAATCAAGGCGCTACTCAAGCCATGTTGGAGGTCGAAAAGCTAAAGTCTGAACTTTCAGAGTCTCAGGCGTTTGATGCAGAGACCGCAGAGTTACAGAAAATGGGGTTAAGTGATACAGATATTGTCGAATATAGGCAGTTTATGGCTGACCCAAATAATGTATCTCAGGAGAACTTAGTTCAAATATGGAAAACTTTATCGAACAAAGGGAATAATTCTCAATCCGGAACTTCGCAACAAGCTCCAAAAGCAAAAAACAAGCAGAATAGCGCTGCCGCTGTTAGCGGTAATGCTCCTCAAGCTGTTGAGCCAGAAGAAAAAGTTGTTGATGATTTTTGGAAGGGAATTATGGAATACAATAATACGAATACATAGTGTTATAGTTCTATAAGATGGATTGTAGCGCTATTGTAACATAAATAGGAGGTATAATATGCCTACAAGTTACGGTACTGGTACCGCCCTTCAGTTCTCGGACTCAACACAAAGACAAGTCCTTGAGCTAGGGTCTAAAATCCATTACTATAATCCTAACGCGACTCCCATTTTCTCTCTGTTTGGAATGAAGTCAGTAGTGACTCCAGTCCCTATTTTCGAGTGGATGGAAGACGAGTATATGATTAAAAAAAGTGAGAAGTTTAACATAACTTCTTCAGATGTTGCTGACACAGCAACAGGTGGTATAAACGGTCATCACACAATCTTAATAGCTGAAAGACAAGCTCAAATGGAAATGTTTGAGGTTGGTGGTATTTACAGCGCAAGTGTTGCTGGTGGCTCTGCGGCTTTACAAACTGATGTTACTCATTTTATTTGTATCGCAGTTGGTAAAGATGTGAATCATGGCAGTGCAACCGATAAAATGGCTCAGTTTCTTGGAGCGCATGCTCATTCTAGCCTCGATGCTTATAACGTAGAAGCTTGTGCAGACGCTTCAGACCTAATAACAGCAGATGCATCTGGTGTTTTAACTTTAGAATATGTTGCTAATGCAGGGTTATTTTACGACAATGGAACCGCAACATCATACTATGGCTATCAAACACATAGCGCAACTAGCGGTTTTGGTGAAGTTACTTTTGCTGACGCTGATTACTTTATGCGTGAAAATGGCGTTGCAGGTATTGCTGAAGGTTCAGCAGTAGGAACTGAAACTCGTAAAAAAGTTCGTAGGTTGAAAAACTGTACGCAAATTTTTCGCGAGCCATACACAGTAACTGGAACTGCAAAAGCTGCAAAGCATTACGGTGGTTCGGAGTTAGCAAGGTTGCAAGCTAGAAAACTAGCAAAAATCAAAGGTGATGTTGAATGGGCTATTTTAACAAATGGCGCAATCTCTCTTGATGCAACCGCTGAAAACCCAAAACGTACTTTTCAAGGTTTTGATGTTAGTAGCACCGCAGGTGCAGTTTCATCCTTGAATGGCGCTAGCAATACCAATATGCAATGGGATTACAGTGATGGTCTTTCTAACCTAGATGGTGTTTCAGAGTATCTATTCCATGATATGGTTTCAGGTTCAATGAGAAAAACCGTATTTTGTTCTAATAAGTGGCTTGTGCAACTTGTTGCGGCTACAAGAAGTGCTGATACTGGTTTTTACGATACTGGTGAAAAAACAGCAACTGGTCTAAGGGTTCGCTCTTACATGGGTCCAGTTGGTCAGTTAGACTTTATCCCTCATCCATACTTAAATGGTTCTTTAGAAGATTATGCAGTGGCGATTGACCCAGCGAACTTTTCAGTTCGTCCTTTGGCTGGTCGCGATATGCAACTTCGTAAAGACATTGTTAAGGATGGTCGTGATGGTCAAACTGATGAATGGCTAATGGAAGTTGGCGTTGAGATTCGTAATGAACAGACTCACGCTATCTTAAAGCTGGTCTAAAACCAAATAATCGCTTGGGGGCGGGCAACCGCCCTCAAGTTTGATAAAGGAATAAAAAATGGCAGAATCATATAAAGATTCATTAAGAATAGATAATAATAATCAGGGCGTTGACTCAACACTAAGAACTGTTGTTTCTGGCGATGGCGATACTACCGGACTACAATTAGAAGATGGAACAACTGGAAACGTAAAAGCATTGGGTCAAATAATAAGCACTGGTCATGTAACGGCTGGATACGGCATTATTGCTGGAGTAGAAACGGTCGATGCTGGTAATGGCTCAGGAAACGCGACAGCGCTTTCGTTAAATACATTAACATCGTTTGTTAATACAGCTACAAGCAAAAGTCATGTTAGCCTTGCAGATGGTACAGCGGGTCAATTAAAAATTATTTTTCACAAGGTGCTTGCAAATACAGTTTCTCTTGTTGTAACCCCTGCAAATTTTGCAGCAGGTTCAACATTGACATCAGACGCTGCTTCAAGAGGGGTAATGTTGATATTTGATGGTACAAATTGGCAAGTTCTTGGAGAAGTTACAGGGACTGCTGAATTTGTAATTGCATAGTGAAAGAAATAACATACGGAACAGGGGCAACATCGTTTAGCGATGGCTCTACGCGTTTAATAACAACGCTAAAAAAGAAATCCCGTGTTCGCAAAAAACGTAAAAAAAGAAAAGGATATTAACTATGCCTTATGTTAATGGAGTAGAATATCCCTACACGCCTGAAGGCGTAAAAAAAGCAAGTAGGGCTAGAAAAAAATACAATAAAAATAAAAGAAAATAACAATGCGCTATCAAGAAGCATATGAACTTATTGACGCAGGTGTGATTGCTGGTGGCATTGAATTACCTGTATCTCATAATTTAATTGAGATATATTTTGACCAAGCCATTAAAGATATTGCTATGCGAGCAGTAAGAAAAAAAGACTCGGAATCTTTTACTACAAGTAGCAAAGAATATATCTTTACAAATGCTAATTACTCAGGACAAATTTATAAAGTAGAATTAGACAAGGTAGATGTACCTTTTGTTGATGAGTCTGCGATAATATCTGATATAGCAGATGATGATGTTTCTAAGATTGGATACTACATAAAAACAGATACGTCAACTGGTTCAATAACTGGAATTACAAGCGCTTCTCCTTCGGAGGTGACATCTGCATCGCACGGCTTAGCCACAGGTGATTATGTTATTTTTAGTGAAATAGTTGGTCACTATGTTACGGCAACAAAAATTTCGCGTTTAAATGGAAAAAGACTAGCAATTACTAAAACTGCTGACAATACCTTTACTGTAGCAGTTGACTCTTCAAGTGGAACAACCAGCTATTCAAGTGGAGGATTTTGGCAAGAAGATACTCATAAGCTTTATTTAACAAAAACTCCTGATTCTGGAGATACGTTAAAGGTTTTTTATTATGCAAAACCTGAAGCAAAGTCAAGTGTTGCTAGTCGGGTTGACCTGCCTGAGCAGTTAATACCAGCGGCAATTCACAACACTTTAGGTCATTTTTTAAATCTTGGAGGAAATCTTCAAGTTGGTAGCGGGCATATGGGATTATCTAAAAAGATAGAACAAGAATATATAGAAACATCACGCGCAAAAGAACCAATGCCACATATGGTTCCAAATCCAATGCAAACTTTTGTTACTACTAGAAATGGTTCGATTGGTAATTTAACAGGGGCTGATGATTAATGGCTAATTTTCAGGTAAGAATAGAAGATATAATTGGAGCAACATCAACTTTAGGTTCAGATGATACTGCCGCAAATGAACAGGCTATACAAGATGCGCTTCAAGATACTGCAAGCGACATTATAAATAAAGTAAGACCTGATATATTAATTCAATTCGCAACAAAATCTTCTAATGTGACCTCAAATCCAATCGCAAGCAATGTTGAAAGTTCAAGAATATTGTTGGTTGAAAGAAGAGAAGATGACGATACGACAAGTTTATATGTTTCTTGTGTTTTTGCAGATGCTACATTGCAGGGGAAATTGCAAAATCCGCATAGTATATATTTTGCAACAGACGAATCACCTAGGTGGACATTTAATGATAATGATATTTATGTCTACCCAGAACCAGCCGCTGGAAATCCAACAAGGTATTATTCTATGGATAACCCAACCATAGAACATAATGCTAGTTCTGTTACTAAATTTCCAGATGAGCTAGAATATGCGCTAGTTCTTGGTGCTAGCGCAAAGTTAAAATTAAGAACAATTACGTTTTATAACGAGGATGAAGACCCAGAGCTAGTATCTTTACATCGCGCTCAATATCAGGAATTGCTAGCAGAGTACAATTCTGCGCTAGCGCCGTTTGTGTCTCGTGGTGAATAATGGCAAAACAAACCTATGTAATTAACGAGTTTCATGGGGGTCTAAACTCTAACTCAGACCCAAGAGACATCCAAAAAGGTGAATCCCCTAATGTTTCTGCTTCTATAGATAACCTTGGAAAATTAAGAACAATAGGCGCATTTGATAAAGGGGACGCAAGTAATAATTCTACTTCTACAATAACTCATAAACATGGTTTGTTTGTGATGGGTAGCGACAGGCAAATTGACAACAGCGCTGCTGACGAAACGCTTATTTTCCATTATGATTTTGGTACAAATATAGATGTTTATGACAGTGACGGATGGCACGCTAGCGAAATAACAATGCCTTCTAACGCTAAGCCTGTATATTATTCTGCTGATGGAGTGCTAAGAATTAACGATGTTAATTTAGGCGGATTAGGTCGGTGGTATGGGTATATAAATAGGACTGTATTTGCATCTTTAGGTTCATCGCAAGCTATAGATGACTGGATAGATACAAACGCTTATCCCGCAACTCCCGCTGCTGGAAACTGTTTAATTAGCACTCCGTATAAAGCAGATGATACTACTGGACCAAATTCTGCAAGAGGTGAATACAGAGGGGCAATCGGAAGTGCGCTGTTAGACACAAATGCTGTTAATTTAAGAGTTGGTGTTGCTAGTGTTTCCTCTGTAAAAACAGATGGAACTGCAATTAATGCAACGTCAGATACTGCAAAAGTTCCAAATGAAGCTGCTAATTACATGACGGACTATAAAAATTATACTGGAGGCAGTAGCGACACATACGCAAATGCTGAAGATGTTTATCCTTTATTTTTGGATAATAACATTATGATGGGTGGAAAGGAAGGCTTTAATGCATATAATGGAGCATCAAATGAAGTAAAAGATGACGGTTCAGTATCAAACCTTAGTTATACTATAAATGATAAAAAATCTGTAGCGGTAGGCGTATATTTTTGGCAAGAAGAATTAGACAGGCTTGATTTCATAACTGTTCAACTCGGAACAGATTCAAGTAATTATAGAGAATGGCAGGTTCCGTCATCAAAAATAGCCGTTGGGTGGAATATTCTTGTATGCGAGCAAGGTAGGCACACCTCAGAAACTGGCACCCCACCTATATATGGAGATAGCCATGTTCATTTTAGTATTACAGTTACGCAAATAAACGCCACAAATGGGAATGCAAATACAGATGTTCCAAAATTTTATATTAGCGGACCAGTTGTAGTAGACAATGTTGGAAGCGTTGGATATACTGAGGGTACTTATAGTTTTGCTTATACTTGGCTGTATGATGATACAAAACAAGAATCTATGTTGTTTACAATGCAAGACACTGATGCAAGCGATAGTTATGCTAAAGAATTAAATCAAGTTACAATAGTAGGCGCTCCATTATTATTTAATTTTGATATTTATATGAATCCAAAGCCAAGCGGTACATATGGGCTAGACAAAAGAATTATTGGCTCTAGGATATATTACAAAAAAACTGATGATGACAATTATTATCTTATTGGCGAAACTAATTTTATAGATAAGGGGTTTAAATTCTTTCCTGAAGCCGAAACTTATGATTATTCTTTTGCTGATGTTAATGATACAACATCTAATTTAGATGAAGCAGTAGTAGTTTTAAATATTACTCCTGAGTCAGCAAATGTTGTTGATAGCTGGAAAAGTTTAAATGGTTTTTTTCAAAAGGTTGATACTTTAGAAGCTAGATGGAAAACTGGAGTGGTTCAAGGAAGAAGGGCTTATATTGGAAATGTTCAGCAAGACAATGTTAATTATCCAGATAGAATGTTAAAAAGTATGGTCAATCGCTTTGACACATTTCCAAATAAAGACAGTATTGTTGATGTCGCAGTTAGGGACGGAGAAAGTATAGTCAAATTAGAAGCGTTTGCTGATAGAATACTGCAATTTAAAGAAAAAACATTATATATTATAAACGTAGCTCAAAATTCTGAGTTTTTAGAACATATTCACCCATTTAAAGGTATATCTCATGAATTTCATAGCACAAAAACCGACAAAGGAATAGCGTTCTTTAATGAGTATGGTGCGTATTTATATGACGGAAATAACGTAATAGACCTATTAGAAAGAAATGGGCAAGTAGTTATAAGCGAGGATACATGGTTTGACTTTATAGATGCAAGTGACAATATTGCGCTAGCTTCTGTTGGGTATGCTCCTAAAAAACATCAAATAGTATTTATGAATAAATTTGCAGATATATATGTTTACAATTTAAAACTAGGTTCTTGGCATATTGGCGATAATTTAATGGATTACCATGACTTTGATGGTAGGCAAGTAACTAAGTTTGGCGTTAATGGAAGCAATGAAATGTTTTTAATTGGCGGAACTAAATCGCAAATATCTAAATATACACACGTTTCTTCCCCTACTCATGACTTTACATACACTACAAAAGATATTGATTTTGGAGACCCGTCAATAAGAAAAAAAGTATATAAAGTTTATATAACATATAGAACTGGCGCTAGCAACTTGCCTAATGTTTTATGCTCTTTTGACACAAATGGTGGCACTGCTTATGATAAAACATTTGCGGCTGGAACAAATTATTCTGAATATTTTAGCGGTCAAACAGGTTCATTTTTTTCATTAGACCCTTCTACGGATTGGGCGGTAGCTGAATTAAAACCAACTACAAGCTCTCAATCTAATAATATTAAGTCTTTTGCATTAAAGCTTGCCATTAATACAAATATTCGCTCAAATACAGCTCAGGCAGGTCCAACTACAACTAGCATAACTTTGGATAGCGGCGCATCTGCTATTGATGATTATTATAATAATATGAGAATACAAACATGGAGTGGCACTGGGTTAAATCAAACGGCAAGAATTACAGATTATAATGGCTCAACAAAAGTAGCGACATTTACTCCCGGCTTTAGTCCAGCAGCAGATAGCACTACAAAGTTTATAGTTGGTCTTGTTCCTTCTGGTTTTGAAATAAATGATATTACTATAGTATATAGAATGAAAAGTGTAAAATAATGGCTTTTAATAGACATGAAAGAACTCTTAGCGCTAAAAAATCAAGCGCTCCAATATTTACAAAAGGAGTACCCGATAATAGAGAAGGTGCAGATGGCGATGTGGCTTATGTAGACCTTTCTGGAATAGGAACAGTCCAATATGTTAAAAAAGACAATGCTTGGATACCAATTACATCAAAGTTTGATTTTTTTACACAAGGAGAACAAATATCTCAATCAAAAACAATAGACGGTTCATTTGTTTCTCAATTAAATTTTTATTTAGATAAATTTAGAACAGATATTACCGATATGGTAAACACACTTACTGGTTCTTGGGCAGTGGGGTGTAACTTTGAAATAAACTATGCCCACACTGATGATACAATAATTAATTATTTAACTTTTAATACTAATTCAGCAACTTCTGGTGGTTCTGCAACCGTTACAGATAAATCTTTTCTTGTCCCAAGAAATTGCATCTTAAAAAATATAAATTTTGCGATAACAGTTGCAGATGCAAGTGAATCAGCTTATGTATTTGAGTTAATAGTTAAACATTATACACAAAATTCTGGAAGTACAACTACTGATTCAACAACAACTTTTACTGCAAGTACACCCTCTGGACAATCAATTAGGTATGTCGATGTAACATTAAATACTACAATGGATATTTCATCTTTGTATCTTGTAACAATAAGACAAACCGGATTTCCAAGCAATAATGCAGGAACAAAGCCGTCTAAAGCAACAGCATATTTTTCACAGATTTAGGAGATATTAAAATGGCAACAGAAACAACAACCCCATCAATACAAGACATTTTATCAGACTATCAAACTAGCATAGGTGCTGGTGGAGTTAATACAAACATGTTATTGCAAGCGTTGAGAAATCGCCAAACTATGGCTGAGCAAGAAGACGCTGCTACAGCAAAAAATTGGGAATCACTTGGCAAGGCTGGGTTAAATACTGTTAAACTTAGAAGAGATTTTTTATTGGCAAAAAGAGCTAATCCAGATTTAAAGATTGGAGACTTTTTAGCTGACCCAAGAACAGGCGCAAAATACATGAAAAATGCATCAGATATGATAGCAAGTGGAAAAGCAGAAAAAATTGGATTAGCAGAAACATTTGGATTAAAAGGAATAAAAACACCTAGTTTTAAATCAAAAACGGATGATTCAATACCTAGGGGAACTCCTGTAGAAAAGGGGTATGTTAAGAAAGAAATACAAAGAGGAACTCCTGTAGACCCATTAGAAAAAAGTAGAGTTGCCGCTGGAACGGTGCCTAAAGGAAAGCCTTATAATATTCCAAGTGAAAGTTTTGATTTTTCAGGTGTTTCTGAAAATGTTATTAATAAATATAAAAACGAACTTGCAGGCGGTGGAAAAAATTGGCAAAGAAACTTACAAGAAGCGCTAGATGCAGGAATAGAAAAACGAGTAGGGCAAATTCCAACTGAAAACATTAGTGAAACAGCAAATACAGCCAATACAGGTGGAAGCGCAATGAAAGCATTGGGACTTGCAGGTAGTTTATATGGTTTAGGGACTGGATTAAGAGATATAAAAAGAGGTAGGGGTGATTTATCGACTGTTGCAAGAACCGCCGCTGGTGGTTTAGGTACCTTGTCGTCTTTGGGGGTTATAGGAGCCGTTAATCCATTAGTAGGGTTAGGGCTTGGAGGATTAAGCATGCTTGGAAGAAGGAGATAAATTATGGCAAGTAAATGGCATCCAATGGCAGGAGACTGGGGAGTATTTGGCTCTACAGAAGGAGCAGACCAAGCTCGAGAAAATCGCTCAAGAATATATAGGCAAATGCAAGATGTTCGAGGAAGAGAACAAGGGGTTCAAGATTATTTTAGTGGACTTAAAGACCTTTCTGGGGCAGAAAGAGAATTATTTGAGCAGGGAGTAGACGTTAATCTTGAAAAAACAAGAACTGCAAAAGATGCAAGTGAAGCAGGTTATTTATCAAGTCTTGAAAACTTTCTTATGGATTCTTATAATATTGGGGCTGAATCAGACGCAATGGTCTCTAAAAGGGGTTTGGCTACACTTACTGACCCGGCAGAGCAGTTTAAGTTGATGTCAAGAAGGCGCCAAATAGAAAGTGGAGAAGAAGCTCAAAGACTAAAAGATACGTCTATGGGGCTAGATGTAGCAGATGCAGATTTAGGGTATAGACAAAAAAGACTAGGGTTTGATAGAGCTGAATTACAATTAGGAATGGAAGAAACAAGGGCAATGCAAGACCTTAAAGACCAATTATTCCAGTTAGAAGAAGCGTTAACCCAATATACATAAAGGATTATTATGGCGTATAGAGAAAAAGTATTTAATGCAAATGTTTTAACTGATTTATTAAGCACATATTTAACACATAAGGCTCAAGAGCGTGAAAAATATTATGATGCAGAAATAAAAGCATCTAAGCCTATTTATAGAACGGTTAATAAAGACCTTTATCAAATTAATCCTAGGACTGGCGAATCTTCTTTGCTTATTGAAGGCGAAAAAACAGAACCAGAGCCTAAATTTGAAGATTTTCCAATGTTAGATGAAAGAGGAAACCCAACTGGAGAAACAATAAAAGGTCAGTGGGTTGGCGGAGATTTTAAAGACCCGCAATTTAATTTACCTACGGGATTTAAATCTGTGGGTGGAAAGACTCAGTATAAACCAAAAGATGCCAATAAAATCAAAGAAGACTTAATAAAAGAAACAAGGGGTTTTTCAACAAAAAGAGTTGCCCAGTTAAGAAGAATAAAAGAGGGAAGAATTAATGCTAACGATGCCGCTTTGATTCAAACCGGATTTTTGCCGCCTAAATGGGATGAAGAAACTCTTGGTCCAGAGTTAGAGTATTATCAAAATGTATTAAAAGATACTGAAAGATATTTACCAGAAGGGTTAACAGGTATTCCTGTTTATGACCCAAAATTGCAAAATAATAAAGAATCTTCTAATAAAACATCTGGTGGAAAAGGAAGTTTTTTTAAATAAATAATATGTCTCAAAATTCTCAAAAATTATTTAACTACCTACAGGAAAACGACTCTAACCCAGAAGTTTTTGGAGACTTTGATTTTTTTAATGAACAAATTAAAGACCCAAAAAAAGCAGAAAAATTACGGCAGTACCTAGGAAATGAAGAAGCTTTTGGCGATTCTGCTAATTTTTATAATGATTTAAACGCAGAAGATATTACCCCTAAAGAAGAAAGCTCTATGGACGATAGTGCGCTTATAGACACCAATGCGACTGTAACCACAGTAGAAGATTCATCGCAAATACTTAAAAATGAATTAGACAATCCCGGCTCTTCTGATGCGGTTCTTAACCAAATAACCAACCCAGACTATGAATTAAATCAAAAAGTTGATAGTGCAGATTATGGTTATTTCCAAATAAATGACAAAGTATGGAACGAGACCTCTATGTCTATGTTTGGAAAACCCGTATCAGAATTAAATAACTCTGAAAATATTGAGCTAGCGGCGTACATCGAAAAGAAAAGTCCTCGTTCTTGGAATAATTGGGTAGCTTTTAATAAGGGAACACATAAAGAC